CTGTACAAAAATTAGTAGATCATTTTCAATTACAAACTACTAGGGTACGTATACATAGGCAACTACCAGGGCAAGAGATTCCTTTACATACTGATGGCAATAATACAGCAGTAAAAGATAAAAATGATTATATGATAAGAAGTATTACAGCTCTTACTGCAAGTAAAGATTTTAGATATAACTTTATAGATACAGAAAAGAAACGCAGAGTTCAATGGCTAAAACAAGGAGAAACAATATTTTTTGATCCTGATTTAGTAGCTCATGGAATGTTAAATGAGTCAACTACAGAAACTAGATATGCATTGGTACAGATATTTAAGTTATACCCAGTAACAGACTGGGCAAGAGATTTTATAAGTACTGAAAAAGTAGTAAAAATATGAATATAGACTTTGGTACAGCATTCCACAAACCAAACGGTAATGCAGTAAAAGTAACTATTAATGAATTTAGAGATAAACTATATCTACATATAAGAGATTATACAATGGACGGAGATACAGGACAGTGGTTTCCTACTAAGACAGGATTTTCTATTCCAGCAGATGAAGTTAGCTCTTTAATACCTTTATTAAATGATGCAGCAGAAGCTGTAGCACAAAGGTATATATGGAACAATCAATTAGAAATGGAATTTGAAGAATTGGAGAATGAATATGAGTATTAAAGCTTGGAATGATCAACAAGAAGTTGAATTAACTAGACTTTATCTTGAAGAAGAAATTAAAGATGTGCATGAACTAGCAGCTATATTTGAAAAAGGATATAGAAGTGTAATAAGTAAATTAGTACAACTTAAAATATATGAAAAACCTGAATTAGATGAAGAAGATAAATCACTAACTGTAAAAGTTATGCTAAGAGAGTTAGAAGAGATTCTAGGTGTAGAAGTGGTAGGAACTAATTTAAATAAAAAAGAAAATTTAAGTAAGTTATTAGAAGCTATCAAAAAGAAGATTGGTTAATGGGCACACTTAGACCAGGTGTACCATTAATGTATGAACGAGTAGATGGTGTCGTGTATGGTAGATACCAAGGAACAACAGATAGATTTAAAATTGGAGAAGAAATGAGACCAATATCACCAAACGATATAAAACCAGAGCCACATAGAGTTGGTTGGGATTCTGCTGCTAGACCTGCTCATAACCAATATACACAAGAAGAAATAGAAGATTTAGGTTTTAAAGTGGTTATGGAACGTCAAGAAGATGGTGGGATATGTATTGGGCCTAAAACAAGTGTCTATAAGTTTAGTGAAGACAAACTGATAGAAGAGTTTACAGACTATATTGATAGTACTTATGCATCACACTATAATATCAATAAGATTCAATCTATGGAAAATATTATAGATAAAGGTCATGGCACTGGATTCTGCATGGGAAATGTAGATAAATATGCAAGTAGATATTTAAATAAAGGTACGAGAGACGATGCTCGTAAAGATCTAATGAAGGTGTTACACTATGCACTTCTTCAACTATACATACATGATAATAACTTATAAGGACTAATCATGAAATATATCGTAGACATTGATGGTACTATCTGTCGTGCACATCAATTGCCAAGTGGTAAATGGGATTATGCAAATCATACACCTATTGACGGAAGAATCACTAGAATAAACAAGCTATATGAAGAGGGTCACACTATTAAATATATGACTGCAAGAGGAGCAGTTAGTGGTGTTGATTACTATGAAATGACTAAAAATCAATTAGATAATTGGGGATGTAAATATCATGAATTATCAGTGGGTAAAAAAGAACACTACGATATTTGGGTGGATGACAAAGCTCATAATTCGGAAGTATTCTTTAAATGACAACTAGTATGAAATGGTTTGCTAATCAGTGGCAAACTCAAGAAGTTGACGAAATAGTAGTCAACAGAGTATTAGCAGCTAAAAATGTATTAGATATTGGCTGCGGTCACAATCCTTATAAAAAATTTGCTACAGGTAAGTTTTTAGGTATTGATGCTTATATTGATACAGCAGATAAACATATAGATTTTTTAAATTTTAAAACTAAAGAAAAGTATGACCTCATAATTTCTTATGGGGTTTTTCACTTTCATAGTTTAGATTTAATAGATATAAAGATTAAAAAAGCTATGAAACTGCTTACTCCAGATGGTGTGCTATGTATGAAAGTAAACCCTAACTGTCCTAACTTTGATGGTTCTATGCTACCTTGGTACGATAAATGGACAAAATCTCTTGCTTACCACTATGGGGAAGTGTATAATAAAAAAGTTACAAATATGAGGAAAAGCACTCGTGGGAGATTTAAATGGGAATACGAATAAATGCCAGAAATTATAGCACTACTTTCAGGGACTTTTTATGGACTACTAATAGGCATAATTCCTGGAGCAGGCGCTACTACTGGTCTTATTTTTCTATTTAGCTTTATTACCCTATTTCCAGATCCATATCTAGCTGTTATTTTTGTTATGGCAGTAGTTGCTGCCAGTACTACAGGAGATACATATACAGGAGTCCTATTAGGTATTCCAGGTGCTAATTCAGCTGCTGCAACAATGATAGATGGTTTTCCTCTTGCGCTACAAGGTAAAGCTACATACGCTATTAGCGCTGCTGTTACAACATCTACTATAAATGGATTATTATGGGGTTCACTTACTTTCTTTTTATTACCTTGGTATACTAATTTAATACTAATATTCGGAGTCCCTGAGTTATGGGCTTTTACTATGTTAGCACTAGCCACAGTAACTTTTATAAGTAATAAATGGTGGGTCAGAGGATTAATCGCACTTGCTGCAGGAATATTTATTGGTATGATAGGAGTAGACCCTAATACAAATGCTGATAGATGGACTGGCGGATGGGAATATCTAGGAGCTGGAGTACAATTACTTCCAATGATAGCGGGTTTATTTGCTATTCCTGAACTTATTGATGGACTAGCTAGAAGAAGAAATACTGCTGATTCTACTATATCAAACGGTAGACAAACGCTAGATGGTATAAAAGCTGTATGGGATAATAAATGGTTAGCCCTACGTGGAGGTTGTATAGGCGCTTTTATAGGAGTACTTCCTGGTTTAGGTGGTGCAATGGCAGACTGGATGGCTTACGGTCAAGCAGTAGCTACTACTAAAAACCCAGATGTGCCATTTGGTAAAGGTAATATAAGAGGAGTTATTGGGCCAGAAGGCGCTAATAATGCACAGAAAGCTACCTCAATGATTCCTACAGTGTTATTTGGGATCCCTGGTGCTCCTTTTGCAGCAATTATTATTGGATTGTTTGCATATTTAGATTTTGAACTAGGTACTGTTGATTTAGCAATGGATACCAAGTTTTTTGATAGTATGCTGTTTGGGTTCATGATGGCTACTATACTTGTAGCTATACTATGTATACTTTTAACTAAGTATATAGCTAAAATTGCTAATGTACCTTATAAATACTATTTTCCATTACTATTAGCTTTTATAGTACTTGCTTGTGTTCAATACACAGGAGGATGGGAAGACTATGCTATACTCATAGTTTGTTCTGTGATAGGTATATTAGCTAAAAAATTCAAGTTCTCAAGACCTGCATTATTATTTGGTTTTATACTTGCAGAGAGAATTGAAGCACTCAGTATACAAATGTATGGTATGTATACTTTTGATAGGTTACTTACAAGACCTATGTTTTGGACACTGATTGGTGTTATTTTTATTATATTAGTTTGGGGATTATCCAAACGTAACAAGTTAGAATATGCGTAAAGAAGGAATATTAATGAAACGCTTACTATTATCTGTAGCAGCTGCTGCTATGCTCGCTACATCTGCTGTAGCAGATTATACTTTTGTAGTGCCACAACGAGCTGGTCAAGGTACCACCGTATGGGCAGAAATTATTGCAAAAGAACTAGAACCTTTTCTAGGAGAGTCTATTACTATCAAAATGCTGCCAGGAGCTAGAGATATTCCTGGATTTAATGAATGGCATAATGAAATGCGTGATGATGATAAAACTGTCATGGTATCTCACGGAGGAAATGGTGTATCATTTCTACAAGAAAATGTAGATTATGATTATCGTGAATACGATAGTGTAGGCATGATGAATCTAAATATCATTGCAGGAAAACGTAAAGGTGAAAATATGGATAAACCTTATTTTCCTGCAGGATCTGGTATGGTTCCCGAAGCATTTGCTATTGCACTAATGATTTGTGGCCCTGATAAGTCAGTAGAAGAGTATATTGCTTGCTTTAAAGAAAATGTAACATGGGTTAAAGGTATGAAAACTGCGGAACGTAGATTAGCCTTTAAACGCGGGGAACTGACAGGGACTCGCGAGAATCCTGCAACATATAAAAAACATGTAGAACCTGATGAAAATGCCGAACTCTGGTTTCATCACGGACTACTACAACCTGATGGGTCACATGCAGATGACACAAATTATCCAGCAGGTTATCAAGTAGAACAAATATTTGAAGCACGATGGGGAGTAGCACCTAGTGGAGAGTTCTATGATACTTATAAGTTAGTTAAATCATTTCGTGACGGTCTACAAAAAGCTCTTTGGGTAAATAAAGATAATCCTAATAGAGATAAACTTGCAGCCGCGCTAACAGCTATGAGTAAAGATCCTGATGCAATCGCAGCATTGATTAGAAAAAATGGTGATTATGATTGGTATATTGGAGAAGCAGGAGATGCACAACGAGATAAACTGTTAACTTTTGTAACTGCTAGCACTTTACAGAATCTAGTTAAGTTTAATAGTGAAGCTTTAGGATTAGCTAGTATTTATAAAGAAGGCTTGGTAGACTAATGGAAAGTAGTTGGGATAAATTAGTACCTAGAACAAGTTATCATTTTGATCCCTTCAAAATAGACCCAGCATATGACGCAATGCGCTATGCTGGGCGTTTTACTGGTGACTGGAGTAAGGAACTTGCGCAAACTATTACAAGTAGTGAGGAAATCACTTGGAGAAATAGAAATCCAAAGGATGGCACCAGCAAAGACATAGAATCTGAAGAATATGACCTCGTAAGAAGTGGTGCAGATGCAGATTTAGTTTTAACTAACCTAGAGTATGATTTACTACCAGTATTTCAACGTATGACAGATGCTCTAGAATTAACCTCTGTAGATAAAAAAGAACTACAAACTCGTGTTCACATTCAACAGCCTGGACAGGTATGGAATTTACACATAGATAAACTTGAAAAATTTAATAAAACTGATCCCCATAGTGTATATAGATTTATGGTTATGTTAAATGATTGGGAGCCAGGCCACTTTATTCAATATGGTAACTTTGTGCATACAGGTTATCGTGCAGGAGAAATATATAGTTTTGATTGGTATAATGTACCTCATTGCACAGCTAATGCAGGTCTTGGTCCCAGATGTACACTACTAGTTACAGGCGTAGCTACTGAGCAAACACACCGTTTATTTAGCACTTATAATAATAAAATTAGTGTTTAAACCTGCT